TGGCCAGCATCCCTGTGATGTAATCCATAACCATCATTCCCATCAGCACGCCCATGACTGGGAGCAAAATGCCCATTTTTGCCGACAGCCATGCAATAAACGCTGCTACCGTCCCTTGAATTACAATGTATACCTGTTTCATGTGTTCCTCACTTTCTCCCTCGTTTTGGAGGGTAAAAAATTAAGACCCTTGCGGATCTTATTAACATAGTTTTTTTATTCCTTGCTCAACTAAGTAGTGATTTGGGCGGCTGCTCTCTGGAGCAGGACGGAGTCGATTTTTACATTGTAGGTGCTGATGCAGTGCGAAAAAAATTGGGTGAAACGCCAGAGTATTCGGTTCTTGACTGTGGCGGAGTAGACTTTAAAGAACACGAATTTGGACAATGGCATCACGGATATCATTTTACAAAAGTATCTGAAATTCCTAATTTTGGATCTATGGTTCATGGAAAAGATTTCTTCATTGAAGTGTACAATGGAGGAACGAACCAATTAAACGCCGGTATCGGTGTTTCCTATGTAAAACATAGCAACTCCGAACTTGTAATGACATCCGTTAATGGTTTAAAAGGTCTTTATGTCAAAGTTTATTATATTAACAACAGGGCAATACCAGCACCGTCTTCTTTTCTTAAATCAATCGATTTCACGATTGCATCTGGAACTGCCACCAAAAATATTTTATTGGCTGATATCCCTGATGCTGGAGAGATTGTTTGCGCTGGTCTTGTATCAAGAGGGTGGGAAGGATGGAACGCTCTTAACGTGACATATACAACAGAATCCGTAACAATCACCTTTAGCACCTCAAACAATAGCGGAAATGCGTATGGATCGGAGATTGTAAGAGTCTGGTATCGCTAATATTACTTAATCATAAGTTTGTAAACATGTCCGTCACCAGTTCCTCCGTGCCTAAAATTAACTTTTCCGTTCAAAACAGGGTTCGCGATTAGCGCGAAAGAATAGCTTCCACCCGGCTTATTACATACAATGGATGGGCCACTAACCCCGCTAAGTTCGATCGATACCACGCTACCAGCCGTAACCGCGAATAGTGCAAGATAAGAGTAAGCCGCATCTTCCGCGGTCATTGTATAATAATGTAAAACGTTCGGGTTTCCAGCAGCTACAACATACGGAATCGAAATTCCGTGTTCGTAATCAAAGTCCGGATCACCTTTAAAAGGGGTTACTGTATCCGCACCTCCCGCTTTGTATCCCCAGTTGCCATCCGCGTCTTGTCCAAAAGACAGACCACCCAAATCACTACTTAATACTCTCGCCCGCCCCTGCCACCGTTGCACCGGTGCAACTTACACCTACAACCTCTCTTAGACCGTCTTGCGGCGGTCTCAAAAAATCCATATGATGTGCTCACATCATGTTGCCATAAAGCGACGATGTGATGCCCGTACCTGTTCCTTTGTTACTGTACAATAGATTCGCGTCGTCTCGATTTTGACATGCCCCAAAAGCTCTTGCACCTGCTCGATCGGCATGCCCATGCGGAGCAGATCTGTTGCCGATGTCCGCCGGAACCTGTGCGGATGCACTTTGCTTACCCCCGCTGCACTCCCGATCTTTTTTAGGATATTTCTGACTCCGGATTTTGTCAGGCGTTCGTGCGGTGCGCGCGTTCCTACAAACAAGGCCGGATTGCCATCTGTCCTACTTTCCAGATACTGCTTCAGGTGCAAATGTGCCCGAGCGTTAAGATACACCTCCCGCTCTTTATTGCCTTTTCCCAATACCATGACGTCATCAGACTCCCAGCAAATATCGTCCCGATTCAGCTGGCATAATTCTGACACCCTGACCGCACTTGAATATAAAAATTCGACTATGGCCAGATCGCGCTCTTGCTCACAGGCACAGCGCACCTTTTCCAGCTCTTCCGGAGACAACGGCTTTTTAACATCCTGCTTATACTTAATCGGTTCCAGCCCGTCCACCGGATTACGAAAGATTACTTTGCGACGCTGCAGCCATCGGAAAAAGCTGTTAAATACCAGGCGCATATTGTTCAGATATCTGTTCGATACCTTGCGTAACGCACGATACTTGTACATGTACGAAATCAGGTCGTCGTCCTCTATATCTTGCACATTCTTTGCAACATACGAGAGCATTCGGCTTAAATGCAAATTGTACTGCTCTATCGTTCCCGTGGACTTCCCGTTTTGTCGGAAACCATCCAGATACATTTGCAGATAATTTAACCAGTTCTGATCCGTTCGCATCAGAGTGGTTTCTTTCTTGCGAATGTCGTATCCGCACAGTTGCACACGCACAACCTCTTTCAGCCTCATTAACTGTTCCTGCGTCAAAATCGCCGTCATTTCCCGCAAAATATCCATTACGATTTGTTCTTTCATGGCGCACCTCCTGCCACAAGAATAGCAGAACGTAGCTTCTAAAACAGCCTGTAATGTGGCTTTTCTTCCTTGAACAGCCAATATCTAAGGTAATCGTCCAAAATCACAGCCATACCTGAAACAAGTACCCACAACAGCGAAAACGGCAAACATATCTGCCCCAAAAGATTGAGTGGCAGATGGGAATAGTCCCAGACATTCCAGCCAAGCCACAAGTTTACGATACAACCGGAAACAAATTCGATCCCGGTAACCACAAAGCTCCCGATAATGCACTGTTTCCAGAAAGCCATTTCCCACGGAATAACCTCGTTTATAAGTCCAATCAGGTAAAAGCATAATCCACCAACAATAAACATTGTCCAGTGGCTACGACCGCGGGTTACAATTTCCAGAAGCGTATAGATCAGACCGCCGATCATCCACAAGATTAGCGGTCTTACCATTCTCATGTATTCTGAGCCGCAAGCATCGCTTTCAGCGGCGCACTCTGGTACTGCTCCGGAATGTCAGTTCCGTACTGGATCGCCGCCACAGCAACTTTATCTTCGATACTGCGGATGTAAATTCTTAGATCGCGGAAATAAGTCACATGCCATGTCACAAATTCCATAGCCGCGGTTACAATCAGAAGCATATCCGCATTGCTGTAAAATTTGCAGTGTTCCTTTTCATCACTGGTGTGCCAAGGGATATTTTCTGCGCCGGCTGCTACCTGCGTCTGCAACCCCATCAAGCTGGTCTGATCCTGCCCGGTAAGCGTAAAGTGTTCGGTTGTTCCGTCGCTAAGAGTAACATCCAGCCCGCTTGCAATAATGCTCTGCTGCAGCGTATTCATTTCTGTCACTTTCGCCTCCTGTACTTCCTCTAATGTAGGTACATATTCAAAAGTCGCATGATACACAGTGCTCTCCTTTACCGCTCCGGATTCCGGGATTTCCGGAACCCATCCCACGAATACATAATTCTGTTCCGGTTTCGGTGTAGGTATATCCAAATCCGCATAATCCTGCACCACTTGATCTGTCTCGCCGTCTAAACTTCCGCCTGCTTCCGCCCGGAAAGAAATAATCTTCTCCGGCTCCGTGTACACACTTCCATCGTTCGACAGTTCATAGCCGTTTTTTTCCGGACAATTTCGATATACCGTAGTATATGCGCCATATTCTCCGATAAGTAATTCCCCTTTGTCATCCAGATAAGTGTCAAAGCCGCTTGTATTTGTGGATATAGCTTCGCCAAGAGGAAAGGCAAGCGAAACAATATTTCCTTTCGGTTCGATGAGGCATTTTACAAAGTCTTTTGAATTTCGGAATTTAATATATGCCATATCATTTTCCTTTCATAGCAAAAAGAACCCTACTGGGTTCGTTTACGGGTTACTTCATTAAGTAGTGATTTGGGCGGCTGCTCTCTGGAGCAGGACGGAGTCGATTTTTACATTGTAGGTGCTGATGCAGTGCGAAAAAAA